TGGTCTTCATCCGATAGTAGCGGCTGAATTACAGCGTTTACAGAAGAGAGCAGATGAAGCAGATGAAAAAGAACTGATGGATGTAGCCAAGCGCTATGAAATTATCGGAAAGAAACCGGAGGAACTGGTTCCTGTTCTGAAGAGCCTGAAAAATGCTGGCGGGAGTGCATACGCAGATATGATTAACATTCTGGATGCTTCAGTAGAGGCAGTGAACAAATCCAGTATGTTTACTGAAATCGGAAAGAGTGGCGGATACGGTGGTGAAACAGATGCCTGGTCCAAGATTGAGAAGAAGGCAGATGAAATTCAGGCGGCGAGTCCTACCATGAGCAGAACGGCTGCTATTGATATGGCTTGCCAGCAGAACCCGCAGCTTGTACATGAGTATGAAAATGGAATTTAAGGAGGGAAAAAGATATGGCAACTTATCTCGGAACTACAATCAATGAAAGCCCTACTATCGTAGTGACCGCTGGTGCAGACATTAAAGCTGCTCAGGGAAAGGCTGTAATGCTTACAAAGGGAAAGGCGACCACGCCGACTGCCGGTGCAAATGTAATCGGAATCATTCCGCTGTCTGAGGACGAAGAAATCAAGAATGGATCAGACTTCACAGTTCAGGTAAAAGACATTGGAGCATGGGTAGCCAGTGAAAAAATCGAGGTTGGAGATGAATTGACAACCGATGCAAACGGATGTGCAGCAAAAGTCCAGAACGGTAACTTTATTACAGCTATTGCTCTGACAGCAGCAGAAAAGGCTGGAACAATTATCAGAGTTCAGCTTATCAAGGCTGGATATAAGCCAACAGCATAAGGAGGAAAAAGATTATGGGAAACAAACAGGTAACAAACGGTGATATTCAGGCGAGAATCATGAAAGGATGGAAGCCGAATAGATACCTTAGCAATATGAGCATGGCATACTTTGCAAATCCGGGCGATTGGGTAGCAACTAAGCTGTTTCCGATTTGCCCGGTATCTCTTACAACGAGTTTTTATTACACCTTTGCGAAAGGCGACCTTGCTAGAGACAATGTTCAGAGAAAACCGGCATACGGCAAAGCAAATCCGGCAGTAATGGGCCACACCGACAATACCTACAAGTGTGAGGTGGATCAGATTATTGTGGGAATCGACCAGATTGGAACGCTGGACTTCCAGAGAAGCAATTCTCCGGCATCCATTGATCCACGCCGTTCCAAAGTAAGATTTACCGCTGAACAGATGAACCTTCATCTGGATGTTCAGTTCGCAAAAAATTTCTTCCATGAAGGTGTATGGGAAAACGAATTTGAAGGTGTAGATGGTTCTCCTAGTGGAAATCAGTTCCTGAAGTTCAACGATGCAAACTTTGATCCGGTGCATTTCTTTAATGCTCGCCGCAGAGAGATCAAGCTCAGCGGTAGAAGAGAGCCGAATAAACTGGCACTTGGATATGATGCGTATATCGCATTGACTGAACATCCGGACATTCTGGAGCGTGTGAAGTACACTGGCTCAACTGCAAATCCGGCAATCGTAACCAGACAAGTTCTGGCTCAGATTTTGCAGATTGATGAAGTCACTGTTCTGGAAAGCACATACAATGTTGCTGAACCTGGACAGCCGGATGATATGCAGTTTATTTGTGACAGCAAGGGCGCTCTTCTTTGCTACGCAACTCCGACACCGGCGATTGATGAGCCATCCGCAGGATATATCTTCACATGGGATATGCTTGGTAATGGTAACTGGATGGCAACAGATCAGTTTGAAGGAGAAGGCGGTACGCATACTGAGTTCATTGAAGGCTTGATGTCTACGGATATGAGAAAGACTGCTGATGACCTGGCTTGCTACATGAAGAACTGCGTGTAGGAGGTGTAATATGAGCGAATTTGTTTGTAAAAAGCCTATTACGCTGTCCGGAAGAAATTTTACCTACGGGGAATTGATTCCGGATGGCTATGTCTTGCCGGAAAGGGCGCTGGCATTGCTCCGTAGCAATTACATTGCTGCTATTGAGCCGGGAGCTTTGGCGGCGGAGGCAATAACGCCTATTTTGCCATTCCAGAGCGATAATGGGGAAACCCTTATAACAATCCCGATCATGGCAAAAGAAGGCGTCCTGGAGGCAACCATGAGTTCTCAGAGCGTAATTACGGTGCTTACTATCTTGCAGGAGAACACAGAAGAAGCCACAAAGAAAATCTCAGAAATGGAAGAGATGGATGCCCTTATCCTTGTTCATGCAGTAGATTCCAGAAAAGGAATACAGAAAGCGGCTGAGGAAAGGGCAGCACAGCTCAAAAAGAACTTAGAGACGGAGGATTCTGAGAAGGGTGATGCCTGATGGAAAGAAAGTACACATACGAACCGGAGAAGATCAGTGAAAACGGCAAGGACAGAATGAGATTTGAACTTGGCGATACGATGGTAGAGGGCGGAGCAGACACATCCGCCCTTGCCGATGTTGAGATTACAGCAGCTTTGGAAATGTATCCTGGGAAATGGAAAAGAGCGAAGCTGGCATTGCTGGAAAGTATTTGCAGGAGATTTTCTTATGAGCCGGATACAAAGACCGGTCCGCTATCATTTTCTTTTGGAGAAAGGGCAAAGCAGTGGAGAGAAGACTATGAAAAGTTAAAAAAGGAGGTTGCCAATGGATGCGTTTCCGTTCCCTGTTTTGGAGTTGGAGCTGACGGAAGAGAAAAACAGCCATATTTCTATACCGGGATGATGGAAAATGGGGAGGCGAAAGAGCTATGATGCGTTCGTTTATGTATCTCAGACCTGGCAATCTTGCGAAAGATTTTATCATAGAACAGCGTAGCACTTCTCTGAGTGAAATCGGAAGACCAAAGACGGCATATCAGGATGATGGAAATTGTATGCTGAAGGGAGTTCTTGCAGAGGCAGATACCCGGCAGAAGATGAGATGGGAGCAGTTGCAGCACCCGATCACACATACGATTGTTCAGACTGGAAAACCGATGGCGAAAGCTGAGGATAAGCTGGTTTTAGGGAATCGGATATTTCTGGTTCAGGGAGTAGATGAACCTGGAAGTCTTGGCGTTTGCACCATTTACTATGTGGAAGAAAGGGCTGATGTGAAATGAGTGCGGGAGGAAGACTTAAAATAGCTGTGGATGAAGTGGTAAAAAATGTCGGAAGACAAGCAGTATCACGAGGAACCAGAGCTGTAAATGCACTAAGAAATGCGGAGTTAGAAGTCCTGAAAGGGCAGCGAAGTGGTAGAGTTTACAAAAAGCCTTATAGCAGAGCTACTTACACAGCATCAGCTCCGGGAGAACCACCGGCAAGAAGAAGCGGTGCATTACGCCTTAACTGGCATGGAGAAGTGAAAGGCGGAAATATCGGAAGCGGTGGCACTCAAATAGTAGCGGCGCTGGAGAGTGAACAGCATTATGCAGGATACCTGGAAAATGGTACAAGCAAGATGGCTCCACGCCCGTACAAGGATCGTATCATCGAAAAAGCCACTCCGGAAATTGTGGCTATCTACAATGAACCGTACAGTTAGGAGGTGTGACGATGAAGTTGATTGTGGATTCTGTGTCAAAGGTATTTGATACATCGGTAATTGAAAAAGGTTATCTCATATTTGCGAAGCACCGAACCTGGCCGGACGGAAAGGCAGGATTTGCAACCGCTGTTAATGACAAGAGGATTACGGTCCAGTATCATCCAGGAATAGCCAATGTCACGAACCATTTTTTCCTTCCGGCGGAAGAGGTTGCTGCTGGCGAATGGGAAGTGCGTTGGAGCAAAGACATGAAAACCGTTTATGAGTATGAAGGGTAAGGTGACAGGATGACATTGGAAGAACTTCTCCGCAAGTGGTTTTTGGGGAGCGAGAATATTTCAAAAAAGCTGGCAAGGTTCGGCGAAAATCCTGCGATTTTTTATCAGACAGCTCCAGCAGATAATCAAGTCGGATGGAGGGAACAATACCCTAGAATTGTATATACAGTGGATATGCAAGCGGACCAGGAAAGGAAAAGTGCCGGAACACTGCAAGTAAGTTTGCTGTGTGATGAAGTGGGTACACCGCCGGAGGAAATAGAACCAGATGTAAAAAGCAGCTTGAAGGATTTACTTATCCAGCCTGATTCTGGATTTCCTTATTGTTTTGCTTGGTCCAGAACAGATGCCTTCGAGATTCCAGCGAGAGAGACAGGTACAGATACCAGAATTTTCGGCATGGAAATCAGGTTTGATATTTTGGAATATGTAAGCCAGGAAACAACGGATCCGGATCCAGTCATGGCGTTAAATCAGTACATCAAAGAGACGATTCCGGAAGCGTTCGTTCTCGGAGCTGATAAAATGAATGAATATAAGACACCGGCTCCGAGTGAACCGGTATTCTATTGCAGGCTTGAAGGTGTGGAAAAAAGCAGAGAAACCAATACGGTAGCATGGATGGACGGCAAGATTGCTGTCCATGTTTTATGTCCAGCGGCAGATTTGCGGCTGAAATGGGTGATGGCATTAGCGAACGGTCTATCTCTGGATGGAGAAGTCGTAATGCTGGATAAATCCCCTATGAGAATCAAGAGATTGCAGGTAAATAACAAAGCGGATTATTTGAAAGAGGGACAGCTTTTTGTAACAGTTCATTATGGGCTTTTAAGATACAAGCCGAAAGAACACATGATTACATCAGCTAGAGTCTCTGCCAATTAGGAGGTTTGAAAAGATGGAAAAAAAGGTAAACTCCAGTGCGAAAACACCGGAGAAAAACACATCAGAGCCTTTATACACAGTAGCAGAACTGGCGGAAAGTTCTGAGAAGGTGTTCGGTAAAGATGTAAGAAAAGAGTGTGTAGTGGCTGCTTTCCGGTATGCCGGAAAAAAGGAAGCCACGAAAGAAGAGGCTAAGAAAATTGTCACAGACTTTTTGAAGAAGGAGGTTAAATAGGATGGCAGGAACATACATGCTTGGAGAAACGAAAGTAAGACCGGGCTCTTACTTCAATATCCAGAAAAAAGGGGATGGACCAGCTTCAGGGGCTAAAAATGGAATCGTTGGCGTGCTGTTCAAGTCTGATTGGGGACCACTGAATCAGGCTGTCGAGGTAAGCGTAGATGACGGATATGAGAACATTTTTGGAACCGGCGGTACAACGGATGCAATCGGTCTTGCGTTTGAAGGCGGGGCAATCACAGCGATTTGTTGTCGTGTTGGAAATGGCGGAACCGAGGGAAATGTTAAGCTGAAATTGAAAGGCGGAGAGACAGATGCGGTTTCTATTACCGCAAAATACCCAGGCAAGAAAGCATTTACCGTATCCGTAAAAGATAAACTTTCAGACGAAACTATGAGAGAGTGCATTATTTACTCCGGAACGAAAGAATTTGAAAAGGTATCCTTTGCGAAGGGCGGAGAAGACGAGGTGGCTGCTTTGGTGGCTGCTTTTTCTGATTCTAAGAATTTCAAAGTGGCAAAGCTGGCTGAAGCAAAAGGAGAGCTGGAGGCAGTAACCCAAACAGCAATGACACCGGGTACTGATCCAGAGACTACCACCCAGGATTATAGTAATGGTTTTGTTGCTATCGAGCCTTATTTCATGAATACGGCTTGCGTAGATACGGAGGATACTGCCGTACACGGTCTTCTGGATTCGTTCCTTGATCGTATTTTTGATGTGGGGCAGCTTGTCCAGGGATGCGTTGCAGAAAAGCAGTCCGTAGAGTTAGAGGACAGAATGGCTCATGCAGCAGCTTTTAATACAGAGAAGATGGTATATGTTCTGAACTCTGCATTAACCAGCACTACTTATGGAGAAATCGAAGGATACCAGGCGGCAGCAAAGGTTGCCGGAATGATTGCAGCAGTTGCGGCAAATGCTTCGTTGACACATACGGTCTTGGATAAGGTAACGGAACTGAGAGAACGGCTCACACCTACTCAGATGACAAAAGCAGAACAGTCTGGCTGCCTGGTGCTTAGTGTGAACAAGAACGGACAGATTTGGATTGATAATGCTATCAATACGCTGGTTACTCCGGCTGATAACCAGGATGAAGGTTGGAAGAAAATCCGAAGAACCAAAACCAGATATGAAATGATTACAAGAATGAACGATCAGGCAGATTCCCTTATCGGAAAGGTGGACAATGACACAAATGGGCGTGCTACCATCATCAGTCAGCTTCAGGGTGTCGGAGATGCAATGATTGAAGAAGGGAAGTTGACAGCTTGCACAGTAGCAGAAAGTTCTGTTTACAAAGCAGATGGCGACAGTGCATGGTTTGAAATTGACTGCATCGACAAGGATTCTGCTGAACACATTTACTTAATGTATGCGTTCAGATTTAGCACTCAGGAATAAGAAGGGAGGATATGAATAATGCCTATCAATGCAAGAGCAGCCGGAGATTCCCGGCACGCAAGAACCGGTAAAGATGGGGCTTTCTACAACAAAGACGGCGTAATGCTGGCAAGTGTAGAAACCTTTACATCTAATGTAACCTGGAACAACGCAAAGTACAATGTGCTTGGCGATCCGCAGGAACATGAAACATCTGCATCCTATGCAGTAAATTTAACGATGACTCAGGTAGTTGTAGAAGACGATCAGTTCATCGTAGAACTGTTTGAGGCGATGGAATCTGGAATCACTCCATGTTGGGATTTCCAGGGAACACTTACTGGCCTGAATGGTTCAGAAGAGCGTGTTGTATACAGAGATTGCCTGCCGTCAGGACAGGTAGATTTACAGAATATCGCCGTAGGAGATGTTATCAAGAGAGCATGGAACTTCTTCGTAAACAGACCGCCGAAGCTCCAGAGCTTGCTGTCAATCGGTTAACCATCAGGGCATTACATCAAAGGCGGTGTAATGCCCGAATATTTTATATTAGGAGGACAACAGAATGGATAAGGAAAAGAATGTAGCTCAGGTGGAAGAAAGAGAGTTTACTGAGGAGCAGACCAAAACGCAGTTGCGTATGTTTGAGGGCGATTTTATCAAAGGACTGATCGCTGCCGCAGATTATAAGACAGAGGAAACTCAGCGTATCGAAATTATCAGAAATGGAGTGCTGTTCTTTGCATTTAACATCCGGGCGCTTGGAGAAGAAGAGTACAACAAGTGTAAAACGAAGCACACAAAGTATGTCCGCAATAAACAGCTCGGAATTAAGTTGCCTGAAGATACCAATACGGTAAAATATCGCTCTGCGATTATCTACGAGGCAACAGCGAAGGAAGACAGAGATAAGCTGTGGGATAACAAGAGCGTTTGGGATGCCCTGAATGATAAAGGCTGCCAGATTATGAACGGGCTGGATGTTATTGAGTATACGCTGAAGAGTGGAGAGAAAGATAAGATCATCGAAGCCATTGACAA